GGATCAGACGCAACGTAATCAATAAATTTAAGGGGCCGACACAATTCGGCCCCTTTTTTAAAATAGGGTGAGAAAATGACTAAATTCCTAGTAAATATATGGGCGTACGATCGCCACGCAAAATTCCAAGTAGAAGCAGAAGATAATCCAATTTCGTTAGAACAGTCAATAGTTGACAAACTAGGGAAAAATGATATTATCTGGGAAACAACGGGAATGTTTTCTCCGTTAAATCGAATAACTTATGAGGAGGTTATTGATGATACAAGACCTATACAAAGCAAAAAGGTCCTTGGAGTTGAAGTGGGAACAGGAGCACCTAGATAATGGTAGGTACACTCTTGAAATGGTCAGAATTGATGACAAAGTTAGAGAAGTCATTACAAAGATCAAGCTAGAAGAAGCAGCAATTGCCCATAGACAGAATACTGTCGAAGGAACAGCTCCACAAGTTTCTGTAGCTACTTAATCAAAAGCTACATCGCTGAAATGCATAAATACCTAGGGATCCCTTGCACTCTATAAAAAAATCATATATATTTTAGTTACTATACATTTAATAAACGATGAATGCTGACGCGTATAGTCGACAACCCTAGGGACAGTATTCAGATATCTAGGAGGATATTAATATGGCAAATACTACATTTTCGGGACCGGTAAGAGCGGGAACGATTTCAAACACAACAGGTACAACACTTGGAACTAACATTGCTAATGTTGGACAAGTTTTAATGGCTCAATCAGTAAAGATTGATATCATTGGTGCTTCACATTTAAATCAAGTATGTGCAGTAGTTCCAGCAAACTCACAAATAGTTGACGTTATTCTTAATGTAACTACAGTTAATAATGATGGTGCTGCAGCAACTGTTTCAGTAGGAACAGTAGCAGACGCAGATGCATTTATAGCTACAGCTAATGTTAAAGCTTTAGCAACTACTCACGGTACTTTAGATACAGAAGCAACTAATGTTGGTGCAACTGACATACAAGTTCTTGCTGATTTTACAGGTACTAATGGTGACGGTACAACTGGCGCAGCTACAGTTACTGTTATGTACTTACAAAATAATTCTATTCAAGACGCAGTAGATTTATAATAATTAATTAAGTGTGGGCTTCGGCCCACACAATAATTTTAAGGAGAAACAAATGGCATCATATTCAAGTGACCAACAGGTAGCACACGCTACAGCAGACGCACAAATGGTTCCTTTAGGACAAAGAGCTAGAATAACAGGTATCCAAGCAGAGGGTGCTGGAAGTTCTTCTATTGTATTTAAATCTGGTGGAGCAGCTGGAACTACAATCGCTACATTTAAATTTGGAACTGAAGGAATAGACTTTTATGTTCCAGGTTCTGGAATTTTATTTGACGATGGAATCTATTTAGATTTAACTGCAACACCTGGTGTTACTATAACATTTACGTAGGATTAAATTGTGGCTACAATAACTTACACAGTAACCGTAGCAACGGGAACTAATCAATACGGTACCGGTAATAAATTTTATATTAACGGAGAGGCTAATGTTGTCTTGTACTTACAAGAAGGCAATACTTATATCTTTGATCAATCTGATAGTTCAAATTTAACTCATCAACTAGCTTTTTCAACTACTGCAAATGGAACACACGCAACACCGGCCGGTGTTGCTTATACTACAGGCATAACTACAGCCGGAGTTCCTGGTAATGCAGGAGCAAGTGTAACTTTTAATGTTGCACCTGTTAGAACTACAGGCGCTCCACTATTATTTTATTATTGTACTGCTCACAGCGGTATGGGTAATACTGCACAAACTATTTCACCTACTTCAGAAACTACAGAATTTAATCCACAAATAGACGACATTATAGAAGAAGCATTTGAGAGAACAGGTGTAAGAGGAACTAGAACAGGTTATCAATTAAGATCTGCAAGACGTTCTTTAAATATAATGTTTCAAGAATGGGGTAATAGAGGTGTTCATTTATGGAAAGTAAAATTAGCTAAAGTTCCTTTAGTTGAAGGACAAGCAGAATATAGTTATGCATCTGATTCAGAAAATTTTCCAGAAGACATTAGTTCTGTTTTAGAAGCTTTTTATAGAAATAATTCTACTACAACAGATCCGCAAGATGTAGCTATAACTCAAATTAGTAGATCACAATATTCACAAACACCAAATAAATTAACTAAAGGAACTCCTTCTCAATATTATGTAGCAAGAAGATTAAATCCTAGTATTTTTTTATATGCTACACCAAGTTCAAGTGTATCAAGTACAACTACACCAACTAGTTTTCAACTTTGTTTTTATTATTTATCTAAAATTCAAGATGTTGGTGCTTATAATAATACATCTGATGTAGTAAATAGATTCTACCCTTGTATGATGTCTGGGTTAGCTTATTATTTAAGTTTAAAATATTCACCAGACAGAAGTCAAGAATTAGAAAGAAGATATGAAAGTGAATTATTAAGAGCACTTGATGCAGATAATCAAGGCACATCTACTTTCATTTCACCACAAACTTTTTATGGAGATGGAGTATAATGGCTGGATACGCTTCAGGTAAAAATGCTTTAGCAATTTCTGATAGATCAGGATTAAGATTTCCTTATTCAGAAATGGTTAGAGAATGGAATGGTTCTTTAGTTCATTATTCAGAGTTTGAAGCAAAGCAACCACAACTTTCTCCAAAACCTGTTGGTTCAGATCCAATAGCTTTATTTAATCCTAGACCACAAAGAGCATCCGTTGCAAGTTTAATTTTATTAAATCCAAATCCTTTCACAAGTATTATTTATAGTGGAACAACTTATGTAAATGTTTATTCAGAAGACCATCAAAGAAAAGCAGGAGAGGTTGTAAGATTTAGAGGACCACCAGAAGTAATTAGTGCTGGACCCGGAGGTGCTGATCCAGCGGATGCAAGAAATTTACAAGCTTTTGCAAACATACCTACATTTAATAATGTAAGTGATTTAAATAATGCAAATGGTTTTACAATTGCATTAGGACAAATAGATTCTTCAGGAAATGTTACAGGAGCTACAACTACTGATCCATTAACAGTTCCAATAAATTATTTTTATATAACAAGTACTAGTAATGCTACAACGAGTGGTGTAGAAGGGGGTGGAGCAAACTGTTCAGCAGGACCAGCAACACTTGAGGTAGTAAACGGATAATGGCATATACTTTAACAAATCTACAAGATGATATTAGAAATTTTACAGAGGTCAGCTCTAGTGTTTTAAGTACTTCTGTTCTCGATACTTTAATTAAGAATGCAGAAAATTCTATTTATAGACAGATAGATACAGATCAAAATGTATTCTATGCAACATCAAATGCTATTGTTGGAAATAGATATGTAACTATTCCTGACAATTTAAGAGCAATCAGATATGTACAATTTAAAGATCAAGCTGGAAATCAATTTTATTTAGAACAAAGAGATACTAGTTTTATGGCAGAATATTACTCTACACCAGATACTCAAGCTGTAGATATACCTAAATACTATGCTAATTGGGATGAAGAGTTTTGGGTAGTAGCCCCAACACCTGATAAAACTTATGAAATTACTATATCATACGATAAAGAACCAGAAACTATAACAGACACTACAAGTAGTCCCGCTCCAGCAACAGTTGGAACATATTTATCAAATAAATATCAGGATTTACTTTTGTACGCTTGTCTGGTAAATACATTTGCATACTTGAAAGGTCCACAGGATATGTTACAATACTACCAACAGGCTTTTAATCAAGCATTAGAATCGTACGCTATCGAACAAATCGGTATCAGACGCAGAGACGAATATCAAGATGGTGAAGTTCGCGCTCAACTTAACGTTAAACCACCATCAAGTTAATTAAGGAGATAAAAAAATATGGCAAATATAATACCATTTAGTTTTAGAGGTGCTTTGTTTGAAGCGAATCATAACTTTAAAGCTTCTGGCGGTAATAATTTTTCACTATCTTTATATACAACTAATCCTTATTCAACATCATCAACAGTATATCTAGCAGGAACTGGAAATGGTGAAGTAGATACTACAGGTGGTACTAACTATTCTGTAAAAGCATTAACAAGACTTGGAGTTGCTTCTTCAACAGCAGTTGCTTCAGTTGACTTTGATAATGTTAGTTATACTTCAGCATCTTTCACTGCAGCTTTTGCAGCGATTTACAATACAGATACAGTTGATGGGACAGCAAATAGATTAGTAGTAGTTTTAGATTTTGGTGGTAACAAGACAGCAACGAATGGTACTTTTACTATTACGTTCCCTGATCCGGCTACACCTGCTAATGCAATTATTAGTATGAGTTAAGGAGAAAATTTATGGCGTTGGTAATAAACGACAGAGTAAAAGTAACGAGCACAACTACTGGTACAGGTGCAATGGCACTTGGAGCAGCAGTAACTGGTTTT